AGCTCATGGACATCAGCTACGAGGCTGTGCAGACCCTGATGCGTAGCGGTTTGCTACCGGGCAAACGCTTTGGTGAAACCCAAGGCCACCGCTACTACTTCAGGCGGTGCGACCTTCGTCACCTCGCCGACAGCCACCCCCACCTCTTCGGCGGCCTGCCCATCTCCAACCTGACGCAGCTCTTTGACGATGCCAAGCTGGCCATCAAGATCGCCGAACTGGAGCTACCTAAACACCAACAGCGGCGTCCCGTGCTCTGCGTAGAAACAGGCACCACCTACCCGTCGATCAGCGCAGCCGCCCGCGCCGTCTATGTCACTCCGAAGTGCATCTACGACGCCCTCGACCACCCCACCAAAACCAGTGCCTCGTACACCTGGCGCACTCCCACCAAGCGGATGTGAAGTTTTACAACTGAAGTAGTAGCCTAAGAGCTGCTTGTGTGCAACACTATGGGTGTGGAGGCGACAGCCCCACGCCTTTTTTATCTTCTACACGACCATGGCCACCCACACCTCCGTGCCCAACGAAAAGCTCAGCCCCTGGTACTTCGCTGTCCGTTACTCGATTCTCCGCATGGAGCAGGCGATTAAGTACAGCCAAGAACTTGGGTTGTCCGCCACGTACGATGAGCACCAGCTAGAGCAGCTGCGTGATCTTGAACAGTTCCTGAAGATGTCCTGGGATGTCTGGATGGATGATATGGGCGCCATCCTCTTACCTGCTGAGGTGGCCAAGTGAATCCCGATGTCCTGGAGATTTATGACATTAGCTTTAATCCTGATGGCCGTTGTGACGTGGAAGCTGTTGTGGAGGACGCTGTTGTCGTCATGCCTCAAACCGACTACGACCCGGCTGAATGGGGGCCTGCTGTGTGCCGAGGCTCCTTCTACCTTTGTGAAGATGACGTGATGCCTGCGACCGATGCCGGAATGCGACGCCTTATCAGTGAACGAATCAACAACTGGGAACTGGTGGATTGCTCGGATTGGGCAGACGACGGCTAAGAGCCTCCGTAACGAGGACTCTTACGACGACTGGTCCTACGGGACCGAGCCCATTCCCTGCGATACCAGCTGGGTCAGACCTCGTACTCTGAACCAGCTCTTCGTTGGTTTGGTTAATGCCTTCGTCAGTAGCGAGAGCATCAACCATGAGGTATTGGCTCGAATGGCAATGCAGCAAATACTTCAGCTACCTGAAGAAACTTTGTTGAATTTGCGTTCCCAGTACCCTTCCAACACCCTTTAGGTAGTACACTACCGACGCTTTACCAACTTCTATGCTCACCATTCTCTCTGATACACAAGTCCGCACTCTGTCGGACAGCATCAAGACCATCCAGGGCATCTTGGAGTCGTCCCAGACCGTGAATTTTGACGGCCCCACAACCACCGTCAAAACTCCGGCACCAGTCAAGCAACGGGAGTCTCAAAGTAAGACTCATGGGTCTAAGCCCAGGAAGTACCGTGCGCTTGACATGGGGCAAGTGATCCAGATCAAAACCAGGCTTGCTTCCGGTGAAGGTGCCACTGCTATTAGCCGTGACTACAAGGTGCATCTCACCACGATCAACGCCATCAAATGGGGTAAGACGTGGAAGCATGTCGCGCTGGAGCCAACTGCCGCTAAATCGTGATCCTTTGTGATACCGAGATCCGGGCCCTCTGTGAAGAGGGCCTTGTTGATCCGTACGAACCAGTCTTAGTCAATCCCGCCAGTCTCGATGTGAGACTCGGTGAGAACATCCTTATCGAAACGGCTTTAACTTCACACATGCAGCCCCGCTCCATTGCAGGGTTCACTGAAGACAGACCGTTTCTGCTGCATCCGCGCGAGTTCATCCTTGCGGAAACTGTCGAGACTTTCTTCCTGCCGTCGTTTTTGGCCGGTCAATTTGCGCTTAAAAGTTCCAGGGCCCGCTCTGGGATTGAGCACCTAATGGCCGGTTACTGCGATCCGGGCTGGAGTGGTTCCAAGCTCACACTGGAACTACAAAACGCTCGGGCCCTACATCCAGTAAAGCTATGGCCGGGGATGCGGATTGGGCAGCTGGTGTTCCACGTCATGTCAGCTAAACCTGCGGAGGATTACTCCATCGTGGGTCACTACAACTTCGACCAACAAGTTACTGCTTCCAAGTTATGAGCCAGGACATGGTGAACCATCCCAGTCACTACACGGCTGGGCGTATTGAGGTCATTGATTTCATTGAGGATTGCGTTAAACAGGCACCTGACGCGGTTGTAGGTGGATTGCAGTGGCAAGTTCTTAAGTACATAAGCCGCTTGTGGCTTAAGGATGATCCAGCACTGGATGCGGGTAAAGCCCGCTTTTATCTCAATCGCTTGATTAGTACACTAGATCAGCCGGAGTACAAACAATGAATGACCAGTACAAGTTTCAGATGATCCGGTCGGACGACTCAGCTCAAATCCTTACTTGCCACACCACAAAAGTTGTGGGGGTAAAAGCAAGTGATGTGATTGAGTCGTTCACTGACTTTTTGCAGTGTTGTGGGTACCACCGCACCACGATTATGGATGTTTACCAGCGATTGAGCGATGAAGTGCAGGTACTGTAATTCAACGGAGACTCGCGTAACTGTCACTCAACACCAGGGTAATGAAACGCATCGGTATTGCCGCTGTCTTGACTGTGACGTACGTTTCAAAACTATTGAGACGTATGCCATATACAAACGTGGCTCCGTACCAGGGGTAAAGCAACATGAAAATTGCCGTGTCAAAGGCGAGAAGGTTGGCACATCTGTACTAACAGAGGCAAATGTTTTAGAGATCAGAAGGCTTGCGACTGACAGTAAAACGTACTCCGAAATTTCAAAACGATTCGGCATACACAAAGACACTGTGTATCGAATCGTAAAACGCAGGCGGTGGTCCCACATCTGAGGAGACTAACCTGCTACAGTAAACAAGTACGCCCTACCAGGCTCACGCCATGACAAACGATTTTGCGGCAGTCTCCACGCTGGTTGCCGAGTTCCAGGACAAGTTGAAGGTGATTGTTGAGCGGGATGGGTCGCGCCACATGATGGACGCCCATATCGACTTCAGCACGATGGGTTTGCTTGAGGACGAGCTGCTGCCCCTACTTGAGCAGGTGATCGCCTCCATCGAGTACGAGCCCTCTGATGAAGAGATGGGCGGGGAGCCTCCGATCACCATGGCTGAGATGCACTCGGCTGCTCATGCTCAGCACATGGCCCTCCACAACTGAGCAGATATGAAGTACCTACAAGGGATCGAGCATCTGCACACTCTGTTTAATGCCACCACGGTGGCTTTTGACTGTGAGACGACTGGCCTTCAGCCGGTCTTTGGGGGGTTGCGTTTATTGCAGTTGGCTGCACTGGATCGGATGCCAGTGGTTATTGACTGCTGGGATCTGGAGGACCACCACTGGCAAGACCTAGAAGAGTTCTTTTCTGTCAAGCGTTACTGGTTAGCACACAACGCTGTGTTTGATTTGGGTTGGTTGCAGGAGCATGAGTTATACCCGGAAGGGGACGTGCTCTGCACCATGCTGGCTAGTCGCCTCCTTACCAATGGGCTACCTAACCTCAAGCACGGACTCCAGCACGTCGTCAAGCGTTACCTCAAGCTGGAGATTTCTAAGGAAGAACAGAGAAGCGATTGGAGTGGTGACCTAACCATTAGCCAACTGGACTACGCCGCCTATGACGTGGAGTTGTTGACCCAGTTGGATGGGCCTATCAATCAGCGGATGGCTGAAGGCAAACTGCACAAGGCTTGGTTTCTGGAGTGCAAGGCACTACCGACCATGGCGCAACTATGGCGCACCGGTATGCCTTTTGAACGTCTAGCTTTGGAAGAGTTGAGCCAAGAGCTAACAGAAGACCATAAAAGGCTTCGTGAGGCTTTTATTTACAATCTTGACGAAGCTTTGCCCCCTGAAAACAAACTGCCTAGAGAAAACGAAGAAGTACATGAAGAGACGCAAAAGCGTACTTACTACAGTCCTTTCAGAGACTTTAAGCGGCTGGAATGGTTACGAGACAAAGTTACTGAAATGGGACACGATGACGAGGATTATGAACGTTGGTATGCAGAAATAAGTGCTTTAGAAGAGGCGCCAGATTTAGTTAAAACTGTATCTGTGTCTACCGGTGATATAAATACACGCCCTAAAGCTGAAGGTAGTAAAAGAGCTGGTACATATAGACCTGCAGGATTTAATCTAAATAGTCCTAAGCAGTTGCTGGAGGTTTTTACGACGTTGATAGGCACTATTCCGGTAGACAATACGGGGAAACCTAGTGCCAGTCGGGCTGCCCTACGTGAGTATGCAGGGCACCACAAGGTTGTGGCTGAGTATCTGGCGTGGAAACGCGTGGAGAAGCGGCGCCAGATGGTGGAGGCGTTGCTGAAACACCTTGGCAGCAACGGCTTTATCAAGGCCAGTTACATGCAACTCGGGGCGGATACAGGGCGTATGTCCTGCATCGGTCCCAATCTTCAACAAATCCCTCGGGATTCCAGGTTCAGGGCGTGTGTAAAAGCGCCCACCGGGTGGAAACTGGTAGTGGCGGACTACGCCCAGATGGAGTTACGGCTGGCAGCCGCCGAGGCCGAAGATCCGTTGATGATTCGTGCTTTTCAGGATGGCCTGGATCTGCACACCGTTACGGCGATGCAAATTTATGGAGTACCAGAGGATGAAGTCACTAAAGAGATGCGCCAGATTAGTAAGTCTGCGAACTTCGGTCTGCTGTATGGATCGGGAGCCCGAGGATTACGCAACTATGCAGCGGGAATGGGGGTACAAATGGATCTCGATGAAGCTGGTGAGATCCGCGCCAAGTTCCATGCCGTATATACAGGGATCAGCCGGTGGCAACGCGAAAATGCTGCACAAGCTAATCGCCGTCGTACTGATGCCGCTATCAGGATTCGTAACTCCGGGCTGCGGCGGATTCTACCGGGCGACTACAACTCGCTTACGGTCCGCTCCAACACACCCATCCAAGGGGCCGGTGCCGCCGTGCTCAAACGTACCCTCGGTAAACTCTGGCCCCTACTAAAAGCTGATGGTGAAGAAGTGGTCCGCATCTCAGGTGTTATTCATGACGAAGTTATTCTTCTGGTGCGCGAAGAACACGCGGATGTTTGGTGCCAGCAACTAGCTGCTGTGATGCAAGACGCCGAGGCTGAATGGTTGGGGCCTGTGCCACCGTTGGCTGAGGCCAAAGCTGCCGATTCGTGGGTGGACGCCAAATGAACAGGAAAGCCCCGGTGCATTACGTCGCCTTGTTACGAACACCGGGCGGTTTGGTGCAGAAAGCCACGATATGCGCTGACACTATGGTTGCGGCGCACTACACCATTCGGGAATTGTGGCCAGCACTGCGACTTGTCAGAATCACGAAAGAAGAAGATTGGTGACAGCGTGAGTCGCACCGGCAGGGAAATTGTGCTGGAGCGGCTCCATGCAGCTATGAGGCGGGCTACTACCGCTGATCTGCAACGGGCAGCCATGTTTCTGGAGTGGGCGTGGGACGTAAGGCGAGGGTGCTCCAGGCAAAGAGCTGGGGCACGAAAGGCACAAGGGCAAGCGTGGAAAAAGAAGGTGGACGAGGATGTGCGATGGTAGAGCCGTGCTAGTGTGTAGCAAAAGAGACTCACATCGCCATGCCGTTACGCCACGGGCAAAAGTTCTACTGTCAGTTGCTTTTAGATCGCCACCGCTATCTGCTGGTGGATGAGATGGCTAAGCAGCAAGGCAAACGGACAACGGCGTTGCTACGTGAGATGGTGTACTCGGCACTGGAAAAGGTACTGCCGCTGTCGGAATACAGAGCTGCTGAAGCTGCTGATAATGCTGCTTGGGCAGACTCGGTAAAGCGACGGGTGCAAGGACGCCAACGCTCCAGGCAAGATGGGTCAGATACAGCGCAAGACTCATGAGACTCAGTTGTAATTAGTAACAAGTCTGACTGAGGCTGCCCTTGGGGGCTACTCTTGCACAGTAGTTAACTTACTTTGATGACTCGCTATCTTGTGGTCGCGGATGGGCAGTACGTCACTGCGCTGTACGGTTCCAAAGGCTCTGGTATTGGATTGACTGTCGAAAAAGATGATGCGGGAACCTGGGTCACCTATGAGAGAGCCGTCGAAGCGGCGCGACTTGTTGCTGAATCTCTTGGTGGCTTTGTCGCTGTTCATAGCGTGGACGAGCCTGACTACCCCCGCAGCTGGTGTAAAGCAAGTTGAGCCAGTCTGCCGCTAGCTACTTTGAGTTGCTGGTGTGGTTGCCCGGTCGTGGGCCACTGCGCCAGTTGTTCCAGGCAGATACGGTCGAAGCAGCTGTCGCTTCTGCGGAAGCTGTTTATGGTGGGTGCCTGGTTGAGGTGCCGCCGCCTGCTCAGGCTAAACCTCGCCTAATACGCTCCAGTACCAGTCCTTCTGTAGCGCGGAGGGCACGGGAAAGAGCTGCTTCTAAATTACCTATCACACTTTTGGAAATGTCTGAGTCAATTGAAACAACTTGTAAAGCCCCCTGGGTGAAGGTGGTGGAGGATCAGGCAAGGTATGAGTATTTGGAGGAGTTGTACCGGAAGTCTGGACGGGGTGAGGTGGGGCATCCGATGCACTCGTTGTACACCGGGTTGTACCAGGAAGAGTTAGGCAGAGTCGCGGTCGAGGCCGTAGATGCTAGAAAGGTTTGAGGCGGCTTCGCGTATTGCCCAGTTTGATTTGGTGCGCTCCATGTGGTAGAGCGTGTTGAGAAGGAGGGCGGCTTCTAGTAGGCCGCTCCAGTCTTTGGCGTTGTAGCGATCTTGTAGCCAGCGGTCGCGGGCGTTCTGGCTGAGCTGTTGTTCTACTGGTTGTTCGACGGGGTTCATAGTTAGATGGGGCGGACTTTTAAGTACCAGCCGGATTCGGGGCCGTCGACTAACCAGCGGCGTAACCAGTTGCTTCTGGAGTATGCGATGTTGGCGCCACCTTTGTGGTTAACGTAACCACCGTTTGCCATGTCTGCTTCGCCGTTTGGGTCTTGATGGATGAAGTGGGTTGGCGTGAAGCCGCTCACTACGGTCCAGTGGCCGGAGCCAGTTGGGGCAGTTGCCGGGCCTTTGTGTAGCCAGCCAACTGGCGTGGGGAAGCCGGAGCGGATTTCGTTTTCCAAGATGGCGGCAGTGCCTTCCATCTCGAAGGTGGCGCGTAGACCTAGGGTTTTTAGTGCCAGGATTTGGGCTTTGGGGTCGGTGGTGTCGCCGAATTGGCGGCGGACTCGGTTGTATTCGTGGTCGCCGGCAATCTTGCCCCAGTAGCGGGCAACCATCGCGCAGCTGGAACTGAAGCACTCGCGGTAACCGGTGGGGCCATTGTCTAGCTGGTATTCGTAGGCGACTTTTAGGCTTACTGAAGTGGAGGTGGATGGGGTTGGGGTGACTGTGGTGTTTTGGGCCCACATGGTTCCTTCGGCTTCACGGCGACGTAGTAGGCCGGCTTCTACTGGTGTGCCAGGGTTGCGGTATAGCTTGAGGGCAGCCGGAACATCGGACCAGGCTTTGTCGCGTAAGCGGGCGCTGATTGTCTCAAAGCCCGTGCTGCCGTAGAAACCGCTGCCTAGGTTGTAAGCGAAACTGAGTAGGGCTGACTGTTGCGTAAGGCGCATCTCGCTCCAATGCGGGATCGAGGTGGAGAGGCGTTTGGCGATGGTGTCGATTTCTTGCTGCAGGAGGCGGTCGGCTTCTGTGGCTGTGAGAATGTCGCCCTGCGAAACTTTGCGACCATCTGGATAGCGCGTGGTGCCCCAGCCGATAGTGGCTACGTCCCAGCCGTGTAGGGGGTCGGCGTAGGCGGTAAGGTGGCAGCCCTCAAATTCTTTAATAAGTTTTATGGCAGGGGTGTAATCCTGTTGTTTGCCCGATTGGCTCCAGGTTTTGAACCACGATTGGTTGCGACCCAGAATGTTGGGGTTGGCTTTATTGATGAGTTCTTCCAGTTCAGTGATTGCGGCCATTTGGTGGGGTAAGCCGGTTTTGTAGTACCGGAATAGATCCAGTAGGCGGATGCTGTTGGGGGCCATGCGGTGTACTCGTCTTTTGTGTGAGTCTATTCCGTAGACGGGTGGAAGCAAGTGGTGGGCAAACCTAGTAGCTAAATTGATTGCAGTGCCTTCCTTGCATGGAACACCACATTGAGGGCACTGAATTTTTTACCAAACGGCAGGCTAAGGCGAAGTTTAGGCAGCACATCATCACCTTTTGGGGTAACAAATGTGCTTACTGCCGGGAGCCGTTAGGACGGTCGGGCACACTGGATCATGTGCGCCCCAAGTCCAAAGGGGGCGAAACGCGGCGATCTAATTTGGTGGCCTGCTGTTATGCCTGCAATATGGCTAAAGGATCAGTTCCAGCCTGGCAAGACTGGTTTAGGGCACAGCATTTTTGGGAGCCGCATTTAGAGGATGCGATCAAGCTGTGGATTAGCCAGTGATGTTGCTCACCACTTGAGGTTGCGGATCGCCGCTTTGGCCGGATCGTAGAGGCCCAGGATGGCGCTGACTTGGGTAGCGGTTGCTTTGTGGCCGATCTTCTCTTCGATCACGTCGGTGACGACGGCCTGCAGTGCCAGCGGCTGGACCTTGTTGATCAGCAAAAACGGTAGCTCTAAATCCAATCGGGCAAAGATTGCGGGCAGCTCTTTACGCAGTGCGCGGTCAACGGCGAGCTTGAGCAGGGTGCGACCCAGTTCTAGTGCGATGGTGCGAAAAATGCTGGTCATTGCGGTGACTTGGTAAGGATGCCGCCAATCCAACCAGCGGCTGTGCCTACCGCAGCATAGACAGCTGAAGACTGCGGGTCACAATTGTTTGGTGTGCGGAAACGGCAAGCCGCAAGGTCAATACCACCAATGGTGATGCCAACTCCCAGTAACGCTACTAGGCAGCGAAGTAGGTAACTGCGTTCGTTCATCTACCCTCAAGCTTGCTGACGCGCTGCTCAACGCTATTCAGCCTGGTATAGGTTTCGCGGCGGTCGTCGCGGATGTCGCTGTGCATGGCTTCTAGCTGTGTTGCTATATGCTCCACCGCTGTGCTAAGGCGGATCACAGCGTCACGCGCTTCATCGTTGCGCCTACCGAAGCCCATAGCACCCATCGCAGCCACGCTGATGGATGCTCCAGCGATAGCCGCGACGACTTCGATCATGGTGTAAGTCTACTGCCACGGCATACCCTGAGCAGTAGTGGGTGTGCGCTGCTGGTCGATCTGCACCTGCAAGGCGGCTTCAATTTCATCCACCTTTTCGGTGCCGCCAAGCTTGTCTTGCACCCAGCCGATGACTATTTCAGGTGTCAAGTCGGCGTACGGGATGATGTTGCCTTCAGGCTGCTCTAGGCCGATGGAGCCGTAGGCCGAGCTGGCGTAGGTGCCGTCGTTGGCAGCCACGGTGTAATGCACGGTGAAGACGATGCCATCAGCGGTGTAACGTTCCATCTGGGCGATGGCCCAGGTGCACTCAGCAGTAGTAGGCATGGGTCAGGTGGGGATAAGTGAATTGTAGCTGGGGCTAGCGTGTCTAGTAAGTGATCATCAAGGTGCCGTCTGATTTGCGGTAGACATCACCAGCGACAAGGCCGCCAGCTAGTGCAGCAGTGTTGTCGGCGTAGGTAGCAACGTTTGAGAAATTAATTGTGCCGTTGCTTTTAATCCTCATCCGCTCCGTAGGAGTAGCCGCGCCATCCGAAGTAGTGCTAAATATTAAACGACCAGGCATGTCGTTAGTGCCGGGGGTGCCGTCTACTTCGCACCTGAGTGCAGCGGCCGACTTAAATACTGTGCCATCACTACCTTCAAATGACACATCCCCTAATGCATCATTATTGGAAACAATGGTTTGAACGCCAATGCCGCCCCTGCTTTTTTGGAGTTGTAGTTGAGGCTGAAAGCCATCTGCTGAATAGCGACCAATAGAAACAGCAGCTAATGCTGATGATCCCGCCACTTGTATTCCTGGCGTAAATCCAGCGCCGCTGGTAGTGCTAGTAGATGTACCAACCAAGAGTCTGCCGGAGCTGTCGATGCGCATCCGCTCAGTAGGGCTAGACCCTCCGTCTGCCGTAGTGGAGAACACTAAACGTCCTGGCATGTCGTTGGCGCCGGGGGTGCCGTCTACGAATGCACTAATAGCGGCTCCAACTAATGCTGCTGATCCATCTGTGCCATTGAAACTTAAGGCTCCAATGCCGTCCCCATTGCTGACAAGAGTGAAAGAGCCGGCTGCTGTGCCACGGGATTTAACCAGAGCAAGATATGGCCCAAAGCCATCATTTCGATTTGAAGCAAAGCTTCCCATCGCCAGCGCAGTTCCTTCAACTTGAAGCTCTGCAATAGCACCCCCACCACCCAAGAATGCACTGCTAATTAAACGCGCACTAGACGTACCAACCAAGAGTCTGCCGGAGCTGTCGATGCGGAGGCGTTCGGTGTTGTTTGTGCTCCACGCATGATAACCGCCAGCGCCTCCAATGTATGTATATGCACTTTGATTGTTAGTTCGATCAAAGATCAATAAGTTGTTTCCAACTGCCCCGCCCATGCCAATTGACATGGAGCCGCTTGTGTTCACAAAACGAATAAAACCTTCGGAAGAAGCCGCCGATTCAACGCGCAGTCCCTCTGTGCCGATAACGTGAAGCGGCGATTGAGGGCTACTAGTCCCAATCCCCACGTTGACAGGGATGCCTTGAAACAAACTTTGAATAGTGACGCGCTTATTCTTGGTGGCGGCCGCTGCTTCGCTGATGTCAACGATAGGCAAAAAGTCACCCGACGCTGGTGTAGTCAGTGCTGTCAGGTCTGAAATCTTACGGTCAGCCATGGATTGTGTTGAGGGTGTAAAACTTAGCAGCCATGCTTACGCCGTAGCTTGCGGCGGACTGCGATCAATCTAGACCCAACAGCTCCCGCAACTCGGCTACGGTCAAGCCAGCGGCGGCTAGCTTTTCGGCGGGCGTAGGCGGCACTGGTGGTTCAGGCTGCGGGCGGTTTTGCAGCTCAGCAATCTCCGCATCGGTGAGGGCGATTGTGCGCTGCTCGCCGGTTTGAACGTTGACTTCAATGCGGTTCATGATCAGCCCTCGTACATGATGTTGACGGTGCCGGCATCAAAGGTGTCAGTGCCGTTGACGGTGGTAAGGCGTACGCGGTCGAGCGTTGCGGAAAGTGTTTTAGCGCCTTGGGCTATTCCGGCAAATGTTGCGCCATCGTCAAATGTTCCGCTTGCTACCCATACGTTGCTATCTATGTTTACGATTGTTAAAAGCCCAACCCTTAAGCTTGCCGCGGCAGATCCTGGAGGCACAAAACCACTTGAAAAAGCCGCGTAGGCGGCGACACTACTAGTTATAGATGCGGCGCCCCCAGAATAACCAGTGGTTTCAACGCCTCCAGAGTCACCAAGCTGAACTTGAACCGCACTTGTTCCGTTGGTGCTAACTCCGTCAAACATCACCGTAATTCGCCTAACCCAACTGGGAATGCTGGTGAAGTCAATGCTGGTGCCGCTGGTTGTTGCGACAGCGGTGGCGCGCACCAGTCGGCTGCGACTGGCAAAGCTAAGCACACCAGACCCGTCAGTGACCAGTGATTGATCGGCGGTGCCGACAGTGGACGGGACTGTCAGCGTAATGTTTGCTGCAACAGTCGATGGGGCATGTAGTGCTACCCAGTTGCTACTGTCTATATCCATAAGGCGCAGATCGCCCTGCTCCCTGATGTGGATGCCAGTGCTATCGACAAATATGCGCTCAACGCCTGCAGTCGCCAACCCCACCGTGTTGGCGCTTTTGCGGTAGATGCCGGTATCGGGGTCGCCGGCAAATGCAATAGCAGGCAATGCAGCAGTGCCGGTAACGTCGGCCAGCAACGCGCCGTACATTGAGCCGCCGGCTAGGGCCAACAGGCCGAGGTTGGTGTCCGCCAGCCTGCCGACGGTGATCCAGGCGCTGTTGGCGGCGTTGCGGATTTTCAACAAGCTCGTCGTGGTATCTGCCCACCACTGATAGGCGTAGGTGGTGCTCGGCTGCGTTGCGCCGCTGTTTTGGCTGACAACTGCAGCCAGGCCGTTGTTCAAGTCAGCGCGGAAGGCAGCGCCTGACTGGTTGGAAATGATGTAGTCGTGCTGTGCCACTGTTTAGATCTCCCTGCCGTAGCCGACGGCAGTGTAGCTGAACTGTCTGCTCACCGCTGTGCCAGCACTGTTCCTAAATTCTACTGTAAAGCCAAAGCGTGTCACTGCGGTGATCAAGAAGAAGTCGCCAGTGGCCATATTATTAGCCGTAATGCCGATATTAGGTGGTTGGTAGAAAGAATAGGGGAATGTAGCGGCGTAGGTGCTGGCACCGCTAGTAAGCACTGCTGATTGCTCAGTGTATAGCTGTAACTCCATGTCCACGCCAAGCTCGTCGATCAGGATGTTTATCGAAGGATCGTTTGAAGTAGCGATGGTTTTGAACTGGAAGCCTCTGCCGCGCACAATGGCATTAGCAAATTGGTTCCAGTCGCCGTAAACGGGAGTGCCGGCAGGGTCGTCATTGGTAGTGCGCACATACATCTCTGCGTTTACCCTGTCAAGATTGTCTTCATCAATTTGCGGCCACTCGTCGATTAGCGCGGTGTTGTCATCAAATAACTGGCCAGGCAGAATCGGCCGTGCCACAAAACGCCGCCTAATATTTACGTCAAAAACGCTGCCCATATCCCATGAACTACCAAACTCATACTCGCCGGCAGGATTGACGCCGCCAATAACATCAATGGTCGAAAGAGCATCGAAGTTGCCATCTGTCGCCAGGGTGTCTATGAGCTGCCCAGAGTCAATAACAATTCCGTCTAGCTCTGGGTCGTAATACATTCCCGTGACGTTGCCGCTAAAGGGCGGCGTCTCTTGGTCTTCTGCGTATGTCTTCACCGCAAAGCGTGCTTGCGGTATAGGTAGGTCTACTACTACTGCAATGGCATTTACAGAGCGGTTGCCAAAGTCATCTTCAAACTTCAATAGGTAGCTGCCTTCAAGCAGGGGCACTTGTTTTTGTGTTTGGCTGCCTGCCGCCGCTGGCACAATATCCTGGGACGCTTCCCATGTAGGAGTAACAATCGCAACGTTGTGCCGGATAAGCACCTTGCCGCCTAGCAACACGTCAAGTTCAGTAGCACGCTCCCAGCTGATGATGGCACTTGCTTCGTCAATTGCAAGCAGGCTGACGCCTAATACGTCTGCGGGTGGCGCAGTCTTGCCAAATGCTTGGAATGTCACTAGCGCAGGTTGCAGCGAGGGTCTTAAGTTGGCGCCGATTGAATAAACTTCAATTGTGTAGACGCCGGGAGATGTGTCGAGGATTTCAAAGTCAAGCCGCGAAACCGTAAAGATATTCCAGTTGCCGGAGCCAAAGCGCCAGCGTATTTTGTAGTCCTTAACTGCTAGTACTGGTTGCCAATCAACAACTAGCTTGCTCTTGGCAATACCGCCGCCATCGTATAAGACTTCTGTTGCCGCTAAATTGGTCGGCGCTTCGGGGATAATGTTTAGGTCTGTTATGTCGCGCTGCTGTAGCGGCTGGTCGCGCTCGATGTAATCGTACTTGCTGGCGTTATAAGAGAGTGCGCTGACGCTGTAGTTAATGCCGTCCTGCTCTTGGATGGCTAGTACCCGCCACGTTGAAGGCTGGATGTTACTGGTTTCGTAGATCCAAACGCTGTTTGCATTTGGCGCAGTGGTAAATGCGCTTGATACCGTGATGACATTGCCGGCGATGGATGCAACCGTGCGTTTCTCAACGGCGCCGCTGGGCAGAATTGCCGACAGTTGAGCGCCTGATGCCGTTAGGCCGGTGGCGTCATCAACTGTGATGGCCGTTGTGGTTGCGGCAGAGATGCGCCCGCCGCGTCTTGCGCCCGCTTTGACTGGATCAGCTACCTCAATTACCTGACCTGGCCGTACTACAACACCGGCATCAACGCTGGTTGTAAATGTAATGGTTTCGTTTTCGTAGCGCTCGGAGTAGATAATCCACTCACCGATGCGTCGTGCTTGGCCGCGGCTGGTGCAGGCAAAGGCGCTAATTTCAGTTTTAATGACGCCGTACTTGGCGATGTTTTCAGCATCTTCTACTACCTCAAATACGGTGTCGCGTAGTTCTAGGTCTAGGTAGCTGACTACAGCAACATTCGGGCGCGTCTTAAGGCTGCTGTTGCTATAGCTGAATCCCTCTTCAGTGACGTTTGCCAGCGTGAACAGGTAGGCCGGATCGACGGGTTTATCTTGGGATACGGTTAGCGAGCCGAGGCCCCAGAAGGGCATCACGCGAAACACGCTGCACATATCGTTGATCAGCTTGTATGCGTCCTCCTGCGTTTGAATGTTGCAATTGCAGGAGAAGCGAGGTTCGTAGCTGCCGAAGCCATTAGGGATGCCATGTTTGCCTGTACTGGCGTTGTAATCGTTAGTAGTGCCGTTTCGTGGATCGCTAGGCAATAAGTAAGTGTCTAGGGCCGAGCAGTATTGCGATGCGGAGAAAAATGCAAACTTATCTAGGCTTGCGGCGGTGATGTGCTCACCGAATCCGTATCTAGTGCTGGTTAGCAAGTCCCACAGAATCCAAGCTGGGTCGCTGGTCCATTGCGCCGCGCCAAACGTGCCATTCCACACGCCGCTGTAAATCAACGCGCCCGTGGTTTGATCGACGGTTGCATTGCTGGGTACGGCCACCTTGACGCCACGCACCCGATAGCTGCGGCTGGGGATGCTGTTGAACTGCTCGGCATCAATGCGGATGCCGACTAATGCGCTGTTGGGGTAGGCAATTTTGGCGTAAATAATTTCTGTGTAGCTGGACCAAGAAAACTCATTGGCCAGCCGTAGGTCATTGCTGTCAGGCGTGATGCGCGTAACGCGGACATCCACCGGGAACGCGCCAGCTAGGCCAATTAGGTAATCGCGCTGGTACAGGTCGCCGGATCGCCCTGCAATGGTGTCGTCGATGACGGTAGTGAAGCCGCCACCGTTGTACTGGATGGCGATCTGCAGCCGGACCGATTCGCCTACGGTGTCGCCTTGGTCGGTGATGCGCTCTAGGCGCGGCACTGTGATGGTGACGCGGACTGCTTCAGTTTGTGAGTCGGTGATGGTGCGGGTGACAGCGCCA